ATATAGAATTAACATTATAAAAAGTTTCTCCAGACTGTATTAAATAATTCAATAGTTTTTGTGGTGTAGGATTTATAACATCTTTTGCAAATAATTGTCTTCCTCCTACTAATGTAATATATCCTCCATAATTAAACTCATCCCATAAACCATCTACATAAGCTGCTACTTGTTTAAAGAATGGAATATTTTCATATTGTTTAAAGACTCCTCCATATAGTTGTTTGAATGTTAATTCTTTAGAGGCTTGATATTGTTCTAGGGTTAGTACTTCTGTTTTGAAATACATTTGACCTAAATGGGTATGAATAGATCCTTCATCAAACTCGTATCCAATTAATTTACCTAAAATTCGTGGATGGTATGCCTCGTAATCAAATTCAAATAACATATTGTTTTGAGAGATAATTGCCTCACGAGACCCGTTTGATTTATTTAATGCTGCAAAATTAATATTATTAAAAGCATTAGTAGGACGAGAAGTAAAATTATACAAATTATATTGAGTATAAATTTTCTCATCCTTTATTGAGAAATTAGGGTTAGTCGGGTTAAAATGCTCGTTAAAAAGTGGCATATCTAACGCGATTCCTTGCTTTTCAATACCATAGTACACTTTAACATATTCATCGTTATAATACGTGTCTAATGCGGGGTAAACCATTAAATGCTTTACAACACTAAATATAGCTTCTTGAGTATCATAATGTTTAGGAATTGGAATAATTGAATTTAAATAAGGTTTGTCTCCATAAAGTTGTTTGAAATGAGTGTGTATATGAGTATCAAAATCGTGTATATACGGAGGGGTAGTAGACATGGACAGTGATAATAATTGTAAATCCTTTACTTTACTATCTAAAAATTCTTCCCCTAATAATTGTGCTGTTACTTTTTTATCTAATACAAAAACTTTTTCATGTTTTAATATAAAGTCTTTTACATTTTCAAAATTTAAATAAAATCCTTCACTATGATTAATTGTAAGTATTAATCCCTTACCATGTTTTGGTTTATAATAAATTAAGGATACTTCTGTTAATAAAGGATGATAATTACTACTTAATGGTATTACATTAATGTAACATTCTTCCGATACAAGAAGTTGTGATAATTGATCTTGGGTTTCTACTATATAAAACATTTAATATAACTTTTATTTTGGTGTAATATAAAAAGGCTCCCTATGGGAGCCAAATTTATTATTTTAAGATTTTATTTAAATAACAATTTAGTAAAATTATCTTCAACTTCATCTCTATATTCCTCCATAGATGGATTTTTTCTAAGAAAATCTTCAACTGCTTTTTCTGCTTTTTCATGTTCTTCTATATGGTGAGATGCTCCAGTCATATTTGCTCTTTTTCCTAATCTCATTTCATTACCAACAAGGGAATGTAGTTGTGATCTAAGACCTTCTTCATTTTCTTGTAATGAATCGGCTTTAAATTGAGCTAGAGGGAATGTAAAATCTCCTTTTTCATTTTTGCTTCCTTCTCCATTCCATGCTTTAAATTCTTTACCTCCTGATACTACAGAATCTAATCTACCTTTTAAACCTTGTTTAAATTGAGATAAGAAAGATGATGTTTGAGCAGGACCAAATTCTGAACTAGAATCTGCTTTTTTAATATCAAAATACCCTCTAAGTTTACCATATAGTTCTTTATAATTAACAGCACCACCTCTACCTCTTTCAACTGAAGTTAAAGCAATTACAGCTTCTGGGGATATTAATAATTGGTTTCCTAACATTTTAAAATGGTTAGGTAAAGCTGTAAATAATTTACTTGGTACTATCCCATTAGTAGGGATAAATCTTTTACCTCCGCCTCCACCTTTTTGGAAATTAAAACGAACATCTTCATTTAGTATATCTTGGATAGCTTTTTTAGTTGCTTTATTTTTAATTACTCCTTCACTTAGAAGTATATTTTTTAGACTATATGGGTTTTTCATTTTTATATTTTTTATTTTATTGATATAAATATTATAACTATTTAGAAAACTGAATTAAATTATTGAGGTATTGTTTTATACCTATAAAATTCTTTTCAGCATTATTTAGTACTCTTTGGTTTGTATCTATTATTCCTGCTCGTGTTGTTATATTGTTTACTTTTTCATTACGAAGTGGGCCAGAGATTTGCCAAAATATTGAAATTGGTTTCCATAATGAATAATTATCTTTAGTATTATTATTTTGAAAAGCATCATAAGTTGCTTTATCAATTTCCATTATTCTAAAGGTAGTTCCACTTCTTTGTCTTGCCAAATACCTTGTAATTTTCCCTACTTTATAGTCTTCATCTGTTGGACGAGGAGTAAAAGGTGTAGGATTTATTAAACTAATATTTGAACTAGGGTTTAATTGTTTATAAGTAAAAGTACCAATACTATCTACAACATTGGATTGCCCTAAAGTTAAAAGGGATTCAATTAAAGGGATAGAACTACCTGAAGTAGGATTAATTCCTGTAAAGGATTTACCATCAAAAGTGGTATAATAAGGGCCAATATAATCTTTACCATTAGGTGTAGTGAACTGACCGGGTAAAGCTTTTATGTTTGTAATAATTCGGGATTTAGGGAAGTATTTCATTTTTATACTAAATTATCATATCTTTTAGATGCCGAATTATATATCGCTATTTTTGAGGAATATGTTGGAGTTCCTTTAATGTAAGATAATTTAGCTGCAGGGCTCCACCATTTGTTTATATAATTAGTTGTCCAAATATCAGATGTTGTAGCTACTATTCCTTTTTTATTTATTCTATCAGCCATAAAATCTAAGAAGGATTCATTACTAGCAAATATAGCAAAGGCTCTATTAGAACCCCCACTGTCTTTTCTATTATATTGACCTATAATTCCAGGTGCCCCCCATCTACCACTATCTGTTTGAACCCCTGCATAATTATATCCCCCTGCGGATTTAAAAGACTCTCCAATATGTCTAGCCTCTGCAAATAATACAGCAAATATACTTTTCCCTAATAATTTTCCATATTTTTTATTTAAATAATTTACAGCATCTTTAAAAGATAATATGTTACTTGGAGGTGGTGGAGTAGTAAAAGGTAATTCAGGATATGATGTTGTTTTAGGAGCTCCATAATTTTGATATTTAGTCATTGAATTTTGAGCATCTTGAGCATCTTTAATTGCTTTTTTCTCCGCTTCTGTTAAAGGTTCAAATCTAATACTAAGAGTTTGACCTGTTATTTTAGTTGTCCACTTATTATTATTAAAGTTTTGGTCTATTGTATGTAAAATAAAAGCAATTTTAGTTAACCCTTTATCTGACCCATCTTGTATTATATAAGAGTTAGGTAATGAATCTTCAGGTATTGTAAAGGCAGAATGGGGTATTATTCCACTTAACCCATCCATTTCTAAACTGAAATCTAAAGGTAATATAACATCACCAGTGAAGGCATTATCGTTTCCTGATTTAAGAGGGTCAGAGAATACTTCTCTGTATGTATTTAGACAAGAGTCTGATTTATCTGTATTGAATATTAAAGCCATATTATTTAGATTCTAGGTCCAGTAAAGGTTACAGTTCCATCTGAGTTACGAATTTCATCTCTAACTCCTACTGCTTGTAGAGAAACATTAGTAGATGCAGCTTGAGCTGAAGGTTGAGACGCTGCTATTTCTTCTTGAGTTTTAACTCCTCCAGTTCCATCATATATCTTTTCTATAAAATCTCTTAATTCTATGTATCTTTGATTAGAACTATCATTAGTTTTAGCAGTGGCATTATTATCAGTAGCAGAGTCTACTACTACAGTATCTAATCTATTATACAATCCTTTATTTAAATGAGAAAAAGCCAAAGCATTTTCTGCTCCTTGCACTCCATAAGGTTGTGCTTGAGCTGCTATAACTACCATAGCGGCAGTATTTGGAGAAATTTTTGAGGTATAATTAAAATTATAAGCTAAACTTTTTACACCTAATATTGGTATTTGAGTATAATTAGGTACAGTTTGTGTTGGACTAGATACTCTTCTATCATCTAATATCCTTACACACCTAGAATCATCATCAGGTACTATTCTAAATTCATTATACCCCCCTGTAGCTTTAGAAATCCCATCTAAGATATCTTTTATAAAATCTACAAAGTTAACATTTCCTTTTGAATCAGCTGTTCTCCATTTTTTTAGTATACTTGCTACCCAATCTATGTTTACTAAAGTGTACATAAATCTACCTCCAGTACCATCATTATCAAACCAATTAAAGTTAGTTTTTATATCTTCAAAAGTTTGTGAAGTTATTCCAAAAGGTAGCTTTTCTGATCCTATTAAACATATTGAAGGGTCTAGAGAGCAGTGTCCAGGAAATGTGTAGCATCTATTAGTTTCAGGATTCACATCTATATAAATATAAGGGCGTTGTTTAGTTTTATCTTCACCTTCGTTTCTTTGAAATAACATTCCATTAGATAGGGTTAAAAGAAGTAAATGGCCTAAAGTAATATAAACCTGTTCTAAACCTTTAGAGTATATATCATTAGAATTTAAAGCTTCCCCATTAATTTCGTACCCCATGACTAATCTTCCAAAAAAGAAAGAAGGATATAAAATTGGGGGAACATCAGAATCTATATCACCTCCAGTATTTTCATTCATACCAGGCTTATTTATTAAACGATAATGATACCCTTTACGTTCTAATTCAGTATTATTAAAAAAACTTTCTCCCAACCAATAATTTAAATTACCAAGAAAGGGTTCTATAGATGCTAAATATTCAGGTGTAGTATCAATTTGAAAATTAATATTTTCCCCACTTGTTACATCCTTAGAATAAATACTATATAAAGCAGAATTCAATAATGATTGATTTTGATCTGCTACTACAGGATATATTGAAGATGTAATTTCAGAACTTGAAGAAACATTAGATTTAAATTCTCCTGATAAATTAATTTTTAATGATTCTAAAATATCTCCTGCTCCAACTAATTGGACTTGACATTTAAATGAGCCATTGTCAGTTAATGAATAAGTAAAGTTTTTTATTGTGCCCCAAGTAGCATCATAGTTACCACTATGTTTTATCCTATTAGCGGTAATTTCTTCCATTAGTTTTTCTTTAGTATGGATACCATAGAATCCTATTGGTAAAGGAGTATTTTCAATTTTTTCAGTGTCATTATCAATATAAAAAGTATGACCCCATTCTACTAAAAGGCCAAATCCTAATTTCATATAAAGAGCTTCCATTATATTAAGTTGTTCCATATTGTAGCAAACAAAATCAATAGTAGTTTCTTTTAAAGTACCTAATTTACCACCAGTTTTAATAGATATTCCAGTTATACCAGGCATTGGTTTAAAACCAAAACTTCTACTTCCTCCTATCCCATAAGCCCCATCATCACTTAACCCTGAACGTAAACTAAAACTAGTAGGACCTCCTGTGTGATCTATAAGACCAGCTTGTAGAATATATTTTTTAGATAAGGCATTACCTTCTAATCCACCAAACCTTTTATTACCATATAAAACATTAGCTCCAGAACTTACTCTTATCCAAACACTTTTATTGGTAAGCCATTGTAATTCTTGTGAACTTCGATTTTTACTATTAACAAGTTTTTTTCGTTTTTCTATTTGGGTAGCTACATAAGGTTGAAAGGCAGAACCAGCAATATTAGTGTAATCTAAAT